GGGGATAGATTAATTTCACCTTTAAATACAGTTATATTTTCTGCGATTGATGATAAGGAATTTATGATTACTACTTTAAATATTGATGTACGTAATGAGGAAGCTGAATTTACAATGGTTGAACTTAGAAATACAGCTAATAATAACGATTTTACTGAGGTGGGTACAGAATTTTTTAGGTATTTAAGTGTAAAAGCACAAAACTATGATGAAGTAATAAAAGAGCCTCGCACGCCAATAGACTGGAAATACGGGACATTAGGTATTGTAAATAGCTTACTGAGAAGAAATAAAAGGAGAAGATTTAATAATTATTCGTAATGCAAGTAGTTAAAATAATAAGGACTGTAGATATTACCGAATTAACCGAAACGGATGATCAGTTTATAGTGCGTGATCTTGTGGATGGAAAATATTACATAGGTGACGGTAGCGACGTACTTGTTGAAATAACTACAGACAAATCCAATAAATGGGCAAAAATATTTTTTTATGGAGGTGATTAAAGTTTTAGGCAAAGTTTCGCCAAGTGCAACCACATTAACTACCTTGTATACGGTACCTACAGATAAAGGGGCGGTAGTATCTTCATTAAATATCTGCAATAGAGATACATACGATGCTACCATTAGAATAGCAATTTATCGTACTGAATCGCCGGCAAGTGCTGACTATTTAGAGTATAATATGATGGTTTACGGTAACTGTTCCGCTCAAAGATTAAAAGGGGTTACAATGGCTCAGGGTGATATTGTTAGCATTTACGCATCTTCTGAGCATATTTCTTTTCAGTTATTTGGTAGTGAATTTGATCAAACATTTGAATATCCATAATTATGGCAAATCTTAACGGAAACGAACTTGTTTTATACGCTTATGAAAATTTATATCCTATAGGATGTGAGGAAACTTTTACCCTTAACCTTACATCCAATGAGATAATAACTACAACAAAAGGAAGCGGAAGGGCTACTAATAGGGAATATGGCAGTTATGATTGGAATATCCAGGCAAGTGGGGTTATAACAGTTGACGAAGCTACAAAGGTAAACCCATTACATTTTAACGATAATATGATAAAGGGCAAAAAGGTAGCTGTTAAAGCTGTTTACGGATCTGATTTTTACTTTGGTATTGGGATTGTTTCAAGTGCAACTAATACCGGCACATCGGGGGAATTGGCTAAATATGATATTACAATAAATGCAGATGGGCCATTATATAGCACAAATGACCTAAAAAATACAGAAAATGAGCCTACATATTTAGAATATAGTACTACCAATTATTCTATAACTTATTCATCTGCAAGCCTTTTAAACGCTACTATTTTAATGGTATTTGTAGATGGTGAATACTACGCACCGGATACTTATGAGTTTATTGCTAATAATGGGTACGGGTTAGGGGTTATTACATTCGATTCAGCTTTTGCATCTGGCAAAACTGTTAAAATATATTATATTCCTTAGAGTTGACATTTATAAAAATAAGCCCTATTTTGGGTATTAATTTTGAAATATGAAGCATTTTTTAATAATTTTCTTTGTTTTATTAGCTTTCACATCATTTGCACAAAATAGATTCCCGTCTGTAGATTCAGCTAAAAACTACGTTTTAAGATACGTAAAAAATAGTGCGGTTGAGTCATTTACTAACTACAGAATGCAAAATAGCGTTTACGGAACATTAGAGTTATTGGATAGCATTGCGGTAGATGGGGCATTGGATAGCATTTATATTCAATCTGATACCTTAAAATATAGCAAAGGCGGAAGTGTTTATGTAGTTGGTGCAATTGGTGGCGGTAGCGATACTGCAACGGTAGTCAAAGCGTATGTAACAAACGCAGAGGCTGTTACGATTACAAAAGGTCAGGTGGTTTATATTTTTGGTGCGCAGGGTGACAGGGCAAGTGTAAAATTAGCAAAGAATACATCAGATACTTTTAGCTCGAAGACATTGGGGATAGTAAGGGCAGATATTGCTTCCGGTCAGGCTGGATGGATTACAACGCAGGGTCAGGTTAGCGGTATAAATTTAGGTGCGTTTAGTCCGGGTGATATTTTGTGGTTGGATAGTATTGCTGGAGGGTTTACAAAGACTAAGCCTCAAGCACCTTACCATGCTGTTTTTGTTGGCGTTGTAGAAAGGGCAAACGTAGGGAACGGGTTAATTTATGTAAAGCCACAGAACGGGGTAGAATTGGATGAGCTTCATGATGTTAGGATTACAAGCGTAGCCAATAACGAAATAATAAGATACAATTCATCATTAGGCTATTGGGAAAATAAAAGTCTTATAACTACATTAGGATATACTCCTTTAAATGTTACCGATACAGCGGCTATGCTTAGTCCTTATTTGCGGTCAAATGTGGCAAATGCTACTTATCAGCTTCAGCTCGATACTGTTCCTATTGCGGTGTTTGGTGCGGGTAGCGGTGCGGCAGGGGATACAGCGGCTTTCAGTACATCGGCTGTGTACGGTAGTTTTTACAATGCAGGAAGCGATACTTTGATAATTACGCAGATGAGGGCAGGGGTGTTAGGTACTTCGCCTTCTATTACTACAGAGGTTTATTGGAATGATAGCCTGAATATTACAGCCGGTGCTACTATTTTGGTTAGTGGCGGTACAAGTGTGACAGGAACAATAGGTGCTACAAATGTGACATCTTTTACAAATAATAAGATTCCGCCGAATGTATGGGTATTTGTTAGGACATCGGCTGTAGCTACAAAGCCGACTTATTTTACTTTAACTTTGTTAGGGTATAAAAAGAGAATATGAGATTTACTTTTGTAATATTACTTTTCTGTTGCTTAGGTGCGGATGCGCAAATGATTATAAAGGCGCACGCTAATTACAGACCTTATGCGGTAGCGGCTACTAATCTTTTGTTAGATGACTATCCTAATGCAGCGGCTGCTTATTCTTTGCGAAAGTTAGATAAGGATTATTCAGGTAGCGCAATAAGGGTGAGGAGGTCAAATGATAACGCTGAACAGGATATTGGGTTTACTTCATCAGGTGATTTAGATACATCTGCGCTAAAAAGTTTTGTAGGTGCGAATAGTGGGTTTGTTACAACGTGGTATGATCAGTCAGGGAATGCAAGGAATGCAACGCAGACAACAGCTGCTAATCAGCCGAGGGTAGTGAATGCAGGAACGGTAGAAAGGCAAGGAAGTAGACCTACTGTATCTTTTGATGGCAGTAATGATTATTTTGATATAACAGCTTTTTTAACAAATCAAAACATTAGTTTATATTATGTTCAAAAGAGAAGAACATCCTCAGTAACAGGTGTTTATTTAGGGGGTAATTCATCAGGAGGAGGTGGGCCTCTTTTTGTTCATTTTTTTGATAATAATATATATATTCAATATACAAGGACACCCTTTTGGTATTACAAAAGCTCATCCAATAATACAAGTGCATTTAATTTATTAGAAGGATATACAAATGGAATAACTCAAAATATTTACTTAAATAATAATACATTATCATTGAGTTCTGAAATATCTTTTTCACCAGTTACATTTAGTTGGAATTCTATTGGCAGATATAGTAATGGTAATTTTCCTGATGGAATAGGTTCTGAAATAATATTATATCATTCATACCAATTATCAAACAGAAATGGTATATCTACAAACATAAACACTTACTATTCAATCTATTAATTATGTCATACATTAAAGTACTTCCACAAGCAGGATTAACAAGCGAACAGAGAGCTGAAGCTATCTCTTATGAACTATGGGCAATAAGTAGGCCGCCTGCAATACGTAACCAAAATGATGTTACTACCTATCTTTTCGGATGGGTGAAGCATCCAACGCAAGACCCTGCATATACAGAAGTAGTAGATACTGCTTTAGATGTAGAATTGGATTACAACATAATTGTGCATCCTGAAAACAATTTGACAAATCTTATCGCTTTGTTTCCTGAATTATCACAAGCGGAAAAGGATGCTTTGGCAGGGTTTATCGAATCACAGCAGAGCTTTCAGTTTCAGTATATTATCCCACAGGGAACAACAGTATTTAATTACGAACAAATGAAAGAATCAGGCTGGTTTCCTGAAAACGAATTAGTATGAGAGGGTTTATTTTACTATTAATCGCTTTGTGTCTATCGATAGTTCTGCTTCCGGTCGGCTTTGCATTTCAGTTAATAGTTACTTCATCTCGATCACTTAACAGCTACCTTTTCACTATCGCAAAGTCAATAGATCAGTTAGGAAATGTGATCTGTGCAGAGTTTTTCAACTACATTTTAATTAAAAAAAACGGATATAAGTTCGGTAATGAAGATGTGACCATTAGTCACGTTTTGGGCGTAAACAAAGGATTTAACAATTTGACTTATACCGGCAAAGCATTAGCATGGTTATTAAATACAATAGAAAAAGATCACGTTGAAAAAGCGATAGAATATGAGCGCAAAGATTGAGATTTTAACAGTATGGATTTTAAGTATTATTGGCTTTTTAGCAAAGCACGATTTTTTATTTTTCATATCTATTACAGTGCAAATAATGATAGGTATAAAAAACCTACCAGGGGCTTGTAAAGTAATCAAATCAATAATCAATAAAAAGAAGTAATATGCCAGAGTGGTTGAAACGATTAACAAAGACAGACATCAGAAATAGCCTTGCGATTATCATCGTTTTAGGTTGTTTTGGCTTAGTTTACCTTTTACAAGTAAAGGCTATTCCGCAAGAGAATCATGACATAGTTAATATCGTTGCAGGCTTTATCTATGGTGGTGCGCTTGCCGGTGTGGTTGGCTTTTATTTCGGTAGTACCAAACAGGATAAAAACACAAAAGCAGATGACTAAGTATATTCTGATAATTGCTATTCTTTTTCAGTCCTGTCTGCTTCCTAAAAAGCTGGACAAATTCTTTGACAAAAAGCCTGTTTTAGCTGCTCAAAAGTGCGCTGAAAAGTTTCCAATAAAGGAAACTATTGATACGGTCACGATAATTGATTCAGCTACTTTACAAGCGTACGAAATGGAGTTTGTCTACCTTTATTCAATGCTCGACTCTTTGTTAGGTCATCAGGTATCAGATTCAGTAAAGCGTGAGATAGTTACCATATTTCAGGAGAAGAAAGTGCCTGTAATTAAATATAAGTACATTACCAAAACTATTGAAAATACAGCTAAAATTCAAACTGTCAAGGATTCCTTGACTGCTCAAATCAATGATCTGAATGATAATTACTCAAAGATCACAGATGAATATTTAAAGGAAAAAGAGAAAGCAAAGAAGTATAAAAAGCAAAGGAACATCAATTTTTGGTGGATCGTCTTATTAGTAGTATTTATTTTCAGAAAGCCTATTCTTAAAATCTTAACTAAGCATATAAAAAGATAATGCCAATAGTAAACATAAAATACGATATTTCAGATAGAGATGATCGTATGTCTTTTCAACGGGCCATGTACAGTTTAGACATGGCTTCTTTTATTTTTGAGGTCATCTGCAATGGCAGGAAGAAATGTGAGGCTATCTATGGCGAAGAACCTACTATAGAACAGGTATGGGAATACATACATAAACAGCTTGAAAACCATAACATAAACATTGACAACATAATCGAATGAAAGCACAAATCGCACGAGAATACAGGAAAAAGCACGGTATGGAAATGCCTACAAGACAGCTATCTCGAATAATGTACGAAGAGAACAAATCTGCATTTAAAGACTATGAAGATGCAAGAAAGTCACTTAGATACATCGAGGGTAAGACAGGATCGGCAAGGAGGTATAAGGCTGTAAAATCGAGTGAATTTTACAAAGAGGAACACAGACCAATGAATCCGTGGAAGCTGCCAGAGTCAGAGGAAAGCAAATATCTGCCATTTGTGATAAAGGCTAAGCGTTTGGCGGTGCTGTCTGACATCCATGTTCCTTACCATTCAATAGAGGCACTTACAGCGGCTTTTGACATGATCAGCAAAGAGAAGCCGGATGCAATACTTTTAAACGGCGATACGATTGATTTTTACGGTCTTTCTCGGTTTATGAAAGACCCACGCAAAAGATCGGTTGCACACGAACTACAAGCCTGTAATGAGCTTTTAGACGTATTGCAGCAATTTAACGCTAAAATTTATTACAAGTTGGGTAACCATGATGAGCGGTACGAACATTATTTGCAACACAAAGCTCCCGAACTTTTAGGTATTCCGGATTTTAGATTTGAGAATCTGCTAAAAGCAAAGGAAAGGGGGATGGAGGTGATCGGTGAAAAGCGGATAATAAAGGCGAATAAACTGAACATTATACATGGTCACGAATATCCTTCAGTATTCAGTCCTGTAAACATTGCGAGGGGTTTATACATGAAGGGTAAGGTTTCTGCTATGCAGGGACATAATCACCAGACAAGTTCCCACACAGAATCTGACATGAACGGGGAGATAGTCACTACGTGGAGTTTAGGATGCCTCTGCGAACTTAATCCGGCATATATGCCATTAAATAAATGGTCGCATGGGTTTGCTATGGTCGATTTACCAGAAAATGGTAAAGAGTTTCACGTACGTAATTACCGAATCTATAAAGGCAAAATCCTATGAGTGAAGAAATACAGATAGCTGAATTTCCTGAATATACAGGCTTTGAACTGCTCGATATTATCAGCAATCAGTTAGAGGTGATCGCTACCCTTGCCGAACTTAGCGATTCTGAATATAAGACATACGACGAAGAGATAGATGATATAAACACAGTAAAGCGCAATACTTACAGGATTGTATTTGCGGCGCAAAGAAAACTACTTAAACACGTTAAAGACTATGAACAAAGGAACAGCGACAATCAGAAAGTTTGAAGGCTTAAAATTGACAGCCTACCTATGCCCTGCGAATGTGTGGACAATCGGTTACGGATCTACATTTTACGAGAATGGTAGCAAGGTGCAGCAAGGCGATAAAATAACCTTAGATCGGGCAGACAGGCTATTACTTGAAATGGTTAAGCGTTTTGAGATTAGCGTAAAAGGTTTGGTAAAAAGTCAGATTAACGATAATCAGTTAGGAGCGTTAACATCCTTTGCTTTTAACGTAGGTGCAAGTGCATTGAGTAAAAGTACGTTACTGAAAAAGGTTAACGCTAATCCTGACGATCCTACAATAAGGAATGAGTTTATGCGCTGGACTAAGGCAGGCGGTAAGGTGCTAAAAGGTTTGGTAACACGTAGAGAAGCAGAGGCTAATCTATATTTTAGTTAATTTCATTTTGCAGTCAATCGGTGCAATATCCTGCTTGGCATCCGCTACCTGTACCAAACATAAAGTCTGTCTGAAGTCCTATTTTTTTAATTTTACTATATGTCATTTCCTTCTTCCACCTTTTGTTTTCAGTTTCCTGATCAGAAAACCATTTCATTTTAGCGTATTCATCATCCCAATTCTTTCTTAATTGTTGTAATCCTTTCCAAAAACATCCAACGCAATTGCTGTCATTAGGGAATTTAATGCCGGATTGTATTGCCCATTGAGATACATTGTAGTGATTTATTTTATTTTCTATTAATG